GGAATTTGACGAAAGATTCGAGGAGACCGTCACGGAAAGAAACGTGGAATACCCCTACAAGGGTTGCTCCGAAGGGGAAAAGGCAAGGCTTAATTTGGCTATTCAGATGTCAATGCTTGAAATCTCACGGGCTATTTCGGGTTGGAACTGTAACTTGATAATTTTAGACGAAGTTTTGGATAATAGCTTAGACGTTGGCTCTATTCTCAAAGTCATTGATTATTTGAAAGAAAAGTGTTCTGATGGCAAGAATATCATTGTTATTTCACATAAATTGGCAAATAACCCGGACGCTATTTTTGATAAAGTTTATAAAATCAATAAGAATCTAGGGTTTTCGCAGATTAGTTAAGTTTCTTCAATCTTCAAATCTTCTGGTTTCATGGATAAATTGAATTGTTCCTGGGTAAGCCATTTGTACATAGTACTATCGGTAAGTGAAGTATCCGTGCTTGAAGCCAAACTATGTAACTGATTTCCCATCACGTCTTTGGTTTTACGAACTAATGGTTTATGCTGTTCTTGGTTTAAAGTTATGCACCGGTTATAGAACATTTTAGCCAATTCTATCAAACCGACATATAAATTTTTAAATTTCTTACCATCGGCATCTATCCAATGACCGGTTTCTATTATTTGAAATACGTTCACATTAGCTGAATTAACATATCCATCTATAGAAGAACAATAAAATTTAATAGATGTTATTACGTTTTTAGGCGTTAAGTCCATTGGGACAGCGTTTTTGAGATTATTTTCCCAATTTTTAACAGTGATTATTCTTTGTTGAATTGCATTAATGTTGGTATCAAAATCATCTTCGTTCAATTGTTTCAACATATGACCGGTTAATACTTCAAAGCTAGAAAAAACGTTTTCTATCATATTAAACCATTTTTTCATATTTTCCATAGTCTTAACTAATGGAAATTCTTGGTTCAACGGAGCAACCGCCGATTCTTCCAAATTAGTTGTTTTAATGGAATAGTCTTCCGTCAACGCTTTTTTTAATTCTTTGCCAAATCGTTTCCAATCAGTCATATTTTCACCTCAATAGATAATATAATCATTATTTTTAAATTCAAGCTAAACGCTTATAACTTCAAAATGCTTCTGCCATTGAGGATATTGTCGAGGGCTTGGCCCAAAACGTCGGTTCGGTTATGTTCCAGAATGTCATTGAATTTCTTCATTTCCGGGGCATAAACTCTGTTGTTATATTCCAACATATACTGTTCGCATTCCTGGATGGCCTGCACAACGCAATCGGAGGCCCCAGGGCAATGAACCAAGTCTATTGCCTGGAAACGGTAATTGTCCTGCACAACGCCATTAACCACCGAGCCTATGCCTCTTGTGGAAACAGAAATGACCCCGCCTTCCTCTAGTAACGAAATAACGACATCTCCTGCGTTCTTATTGTTCAATATCACGGCTTCGCCTTCATAAGTATTGGCTTCTTCATTGGGCCACATCTTAGTTATCAGATGCGACATTCGCATGCTGTCGGTTTCAGGGGTTTTTGGATGATCTAGGCAACCCCACGAACGCTTGGTGCTCACGAATTCACGGATAAAGTCTTCGCAAGACCGTTTAATAACCTTCCACGGGTAGATGCGGTTATTGTTGTTTTTCTTCTCGCCCATAGCGAAAGTGCCTCTGATATACCATTTCTTGCGCCCTTCGCTGTCTTTGCGGGCTTCGGTAAGAATGGTTTCCCCTACAAGGGACTCGTAAAGTAAAGATACGTTTGACATATCTTTATTTAGAGTCCAAGCTGGGAAATGTTCCGTAAAACTTATATTAAGGTTATGTTTAACTTTAACTACGGAGCGTTGAAACCCTGCGGCAAGCCGCTAGGGTTTCAATATTTATATGAAAATAATAGACCCTAGTGTAGAGTTGCTAAATCCAGAAACGCTTCAGACTGCTCATAAGATAGTCGAAATAGCGGGTCGGACCTGTTACAAATCCGAAGATAAAATAACTGAAGATTCGGCTAATAATTTCATTCGAATGCTTATTAAGCGTGATCATACTGCTATGATTGAACACGCTGGTTTTTCAGCTAAATTTATAGTTGATCGCGGCGTTTCGCACGAAATAGTCCGCCATAGAATAGCTTCGTTTGGTCAGGAATCTACTCGTTACTGCAATTATAGTTCTGCTAAATTTGGAAGGGAATTGACTTTTATAATGCCGATTTTTTGGAAAGGAAAAGAAGAAACTGACGAATATAAAATGTGGAAGTCTAGTCTTCAAAATGCAGAAACCGCATATTTTTATCTTATAGATAAAGGATCTTCTCCGCAAGAAGCACGAAGCGTTCTTCCTAATTCGCTTAAAACAGAAGTAGTGATGACAACCAATATGCGTTCGTGGAGGAATTTCTTTAAATTGAGAACGGCTTCTGCCGCACATCCTCAAATGCAAGAAGTCGCTAAAATGCTTTTGAGTAAAGTGAATGAAACGCCTGCTAAAATATTTTTTGAGGATATTGCGCTATGAACGTTGATAAAGAAAAGCCTTTGACTCATGAGGAAATGTATGCTTCGTGGCCCATATACAAGTTCGTGTATGACGTATTCATAATCGATAAGCCATACAATAAAAGGTTTTTCTTTAGCACAGAACTCGTCTGGTGCATTGAGCAAATAACCAAAACAAGAATGCCATTCAGATTCCCGCGTTATGGCTGCAAACATTGCCACGGCAAAGGTTTCACGGGAATTTCAGATACTCCTATATTCGTTGAAAAAAAGGATTTTGTCAGAAGGCCTATTCCGTGTAAATGTCTTTTGGAGACCGACAAGAATATTTTGATGGAATATGCCAAGAAGACCAAAACCGAGAAAGGAACTCCTGACGAAAACTTCAAAAAGATACAGGAACAGAACAATGCAAACGCCATATTGTAATCATTGCGTGTCATTTACTAGAAATTATGCTACCAAAGAACGCTGCTATTGCGATAATAAAGCCAGCGAGCATTACAAAGAAATAGTGGACAATTTAGGCGAAAACGATTATGGGAAAAACGGCTGTCCGTGCTTTAAAATGACCAAATGGAGCATAGCTCATAATATTCTGCACGGCGGCTTATGAGCGGGTACTCCATTTACGATGCCAAACAAAAACAGATGGCAGTAAAACAGCCTGGCTTTTACCCGGAATTGCCAAGCAAGTCTTATGACATAATTTATGCTGACCCGCCTTGGGATTATGGTGGGAAATTGCAGTTTGACAAAAGCGGAAAGAAAGACATTAACGTGGAATGGCAGAAAGACATATTCATATCAGCAGCCAATTTCAAATACCCGACATTGAAAACGGAAGATTTGAAGAAATTAAACATTCCTTCAATATCGTATAAGGATTGCTTGTTGTTTATGTGGGTTACCAATCCACATTTGGCCCAAGGCATTGACTTGGGGAAGGCTTGGGGTTTTGAATACAAAACGGTGGCTTTCGTATGGGATAAAATGGTTCATAATCCAGGCAAATACACGATGTCCTACTGCGAATTGTGCCTGGTATTCAAAAAAGGGCGTATTCCAACGCCTAGAGGCTCACGGAATGAAAAGCAGTTGATTAGGGTTCCGAGAGGCGTTCACAGCGAGAAGCCAGCCGAGGTTCGGCAAGCCATTGAACGGATGTTCCCAACTCAAAGCAAAATAGAACTATTCGCCAGGCATAAACCCGAAAACTGGGACGTATGGGGATTAGATGCCTAAATTCCCACAGCCTCAATACCTCGGCAACAAAGTTAAGCATTTGGATTGGATCAAGTCATTGATTCCGAAATCAGTGCCTAAAGGCATAGTGTTAGATCCTTTTGCAGGTTCTCATTCTGTTTCCTATATGTTCAAGCAGGAAGGCTACAAGGTAATTTGCTCGGATTTCTTGCAAAGTTGCTCAGTAATTGGACACGCCTTGATAGAAAACGATTCTGAAATTTTGGACCAAGATGATATTGAATTGTTGTTCAAGCCTTTGGAACAATCACCTTTCATAATGCGGAACTTCATTGACGTGTTCTTTAATCAAAACGATGCCAAAATGCTTGACGATTTCAATTTTAATATCGGATGGCTGAAATATGGCTACAAGCAATCTTTGGCATTGACTGTGATGTGCAGAGCAATGACCATGCACACTCCTTTGGGGCATTTTGCCCATTTAAAGACTATGGAATATGCCTCAAATCCAGCCAGGATTAAACGGAATCCAAGCATAGCCAAGCCGTTGAAAGAATTGTTCCTGAAATTGCTGCCCGAATACAACGCCGCTGTGTTCAGCAACGGGAATGAGAATTTGGCTTGGTGCGCGAATGCTGAAGTTATAGCAAGGATGAGCAAGGGTTTGAAGCCCAGTTTGCTTTATTTGGATCCACCTTATTGCGGCAGTCACGCTAATTACCAAGGTTTTTATCATGTTTTAGAGACTTTTGTTTCAAATTATAAAGGAGAATTGCGTGGCAAAACCAAGAAATACCCTCGCAAATATTCTGGATTTGACAACAAGAAGGAATTTATGGGCAATATGCGGAAACTTTTAAATCTATGCTCTGACATTCCCTGCTGGATGATTTCCTATAACAGCAGGTCATATCCGTCATTGGATGATTGGAAAACGTTAATATCTGAGTTTCGCAACGTGGGTTGCCATGAAAAACCATATTTGAACTCGGTTGGCGGAAAAGGCAGTGTTAAGGACAGTTCGGAAATTGTATTCGTTTGTCAATAAAATAGAAGCCTGCTTTGGATAATTCTTCGTGAAGAATCAACATTATTTCCTCGATTATTCTTTCAGTAAAACAATCTCCGGTGCGTATGCGCCGTTTGGCGTTAACCATAAAATGTTTCACTCGTGCATGGAACATGCCTATTGATGCAAACTCACATTGCCAAGTTTCAACGGAGTCATATTTTGTAAAACTTATCTCTATTTTGCCAGGTTCTCCTTTTACAACATGAACGCTTATATTTAAGTTGCCGTTTTCAAAATCGGTAGTTTCTTTGGCTTTAACATACAATTCCTCTTGTATATTTTTAATTTCTGGCCAAGATTCTTCTTCCATAACATTCTTCATATCAACTCACAAAAGCGTTTGGGTGTGTTTTTCTTAATTCAGCAGTGGCCTCGGCTTTGGCTGATTTTATCTCTTTGGACAATGAATATTGCGATTCCAAAGCCGTTATTGTGGCCGGATTAGTTATGTAATTGGTTGGCTTTTGAGGAACTTCTATCTTTGGATCCAGCGTTCTCATCTTATTAACCATAGCAAAAAACGCGTCAGCTACATTGTTGCATTCATGATACAGGATTTGAAGTGTGAAATATTGCGTATGCTCAGTTCCTTCCTTATATTGGACCGTGTTGAACCAAGCCGGTGGTGTTTTTGGATAGCTGGCGTTTAAGATGTTCACACGTTTATTGTTGGATTTCAACATGGTTTCAACATCATCTATGGTAGAATTGAATTGTTCAACGAATAGATCATTCCATGCCAAAGTTCCTTGCTTGCCACGTTCTATCAAAGCATTTTGAAGCGACCAGACAAGACGATAAAACACTATCAAATGTTCTTTTATTTGAGACGAAGCGTCTGTTATTTCAGATTCAGCTACCTGTTTCGGAGTTAAATCCCCGACAATAGTGTTTTCCATAGGATGGATTTTATCGACTATGTTTGAGAATATCGTTTTTAAAGCGAAAGCGTGAGAACTAATCTGATGCAGATGTTCTCTCACAACATCATTGGTTTCCTGTTCCATCAACGGTTTTCTTTTAATCCATTCCTCGGTTGTCATAAAAATTCTCCTAGTTTATAATATAAGCATTATTTTGGAAATTCCAGCTAGATTATAAAAGCGTCCGGATGTGTTTTTCTTAATTCGGCGGTAGCCTCGGCTTTGACTGCATTAATTTCTTTGGACTGTTTGCAAAGACTCGTTATTAATGTTTGGGTAGTTACATCGGTTATTAAATTGGCTGGCTTAGTAACTAACTCTATCTTAGGCTCTATTTTCTTCAATTTAGAAGCCATTTCAAAAAATTCTTTAGCTGCTAAACAACATTCATTATAGACTATTTGTATAGTTAAATGAGGGGTATGTCCAATTGAAATTTCTTTGGATTGTTGAGTGTTAAACCAAATTGGAGGTTGTCCATTTTCTCCAAGATTAATAACTATACCGTTGTTTTCTTCCAAAGCGTGTAATACTGTTTGAATGGTTAGATTAAATTGTCCGATAAATTTGTTATCACACACTAATAGCCCTCGACCTTTAAGGGAATTCAGTTTATTTTTCATAGACCATAATAAACGATATAACGATTTAAGATTACTTTTCAAAGTAGTTGTTGTATCCGAAAGTTCAGATTCAGCTACATATTTGACACCGGTATCTCCGTCTATGATGTCTATTGGATGAACTTGTTCCATTAAATCGGAAAACAACGTTTTTAGGTCTTTGAAACCATTCATAATACCAAATAGATAACCTCTAAGTTCTTCCGAATCTTGTTCTGTCATACAAATTCTCCTAGTTTATAATATAAGCATTATTTTGGAAATCCTAGCTGAAAATAGCCGTTTTTGCGCAATTAAGTCAAACCAAATCTACCGGAACGGCTAAACCGATAGAACATCATCTTCATTTACCAAACGCAGACTGTATCTTTTTCAGTCTGTCAATGTCAGCATTGACTTTGGCCACGTATGCTTTCTTGGTAGATGGAATGGAAGCGAACAGGTTCTGGCCTTTGGCGTAGTCAATGATCTGACCCAATACTGATATAGCATGGGTTACAGCCTCTTTGCCTTCTTCGCCGCCTTTCTTGATTTCTTCCAAGAACAGCAGTTCCTTGTTGGCCCATTCCAAAACCTTGGTCGAGGCCGGGTCCAACTTCACGGCTTTAGCCTTGGCCGGTTTCGCTTTCGGAGCGGCTTTGGCTTTCTTGCCGCCTTCTGACGCTACGTAGCCTGGACGTTTGTGCTTGGGAATCCAAGGCTTCCTTGGTTTTTTCTCTGCTTTCGCAGTTTCTTCTTTTGTTTCTTCGGACATATTAGTCTCTCCATTTAAATGTTTAATTGTATTGTAATTTTCAATGTGAAAAACAAGCTTGGATTCTATATAGCGATTCTCAATTTTACATAGAAAAATCCACAAAAGATTCTGGTGAATTTTACTATCCCGTAATGGGAATTGATTGGATTGACGTAAAAAACGAAATGCTTTGGCGCGATGGCTGGGTTAGCGATTACAAGAATGGATTTAACTTCATAGATCTGTTCGCAGGAGCGGGAGGTTTGTCTTGCGGTTTGAAAATGGCCGGATTCAATCCGGTAGCCAGCGTTGAAATCAACCCTTACGCCGTAGCCACATATCGCAGAAATTTTGGAGAAAACGCCAAGCCCATAGACATACGGCTAGACCAATCTGAACTCATAGAAAGCGTTAAAGACAAACATATTCATTTAATATCAGGTGGTTTTCCGTGCCAAGGCTTTTCTATGGCAGGCAAACGTATAGTAACTGATCCCAGAAACTCCTTGTATTTGGAAATGCTCAAAGTGGTAGCTGAAATTAAGCCCGATTTTGTTCTATGCGAAAACGTGGAAGGGTTGCGATCTATGATGGATGGGCTGGTGGAGGCTAAAATATTGGAAGATTACAAGAATATCGGCTATGAAATGAATGTGACCGTATTGAACTCTGCTGATTATGGCGTGCCTCAGATTCGCAAACGAGTTATTTTCATTGGCAACCGATTGGGCAAAAAGAATTGTTATCCTCAGCCGATATTGACTAAAAATGAATACAAAACTGTGGAAGATGGTATTTCCAGATTTATGAATATGCCCGAACAAAAGCATATCAATCATATCTTTACTAGGCACAATGAGATAATGAGCAAAAAACTTAATGATTTGCAAGAAGGCCGACATCTTTACGAAAATTATGCGGATGCTTGGAAGCGCCCATATTGGAGCAAGCCGTCTCCGACAGTCAAGGAATGCCACGGCGGGGTTTTGGTGCATCCGAAACTTCCCCGCGTCATGACTCCGCGCGAATTGGCTGCGTTGCAGTCTTTCCCCGATGATTTCATATTTGAAGGTTCGAAAAAATGGTAATTGGTGCAAATAGGCAATGCAGTTCCGCCATTGATGGGTAAAGCCATAGGTATAGCCATAGAAAAATCTTTGCAGCTCAAAAATAATATTTAAAAATTATAATAACAATATGGATTGGCACGACGACAATTATTACAAAGGCAAACTGCCCGTTTTTGATAAAGATTTCAAAAGAAAACAGCCTGTTGTTCAAAAATTAACATTAAAGCAGTTGCAAGATTATGTTAATAAATTACCAAGAAAGCCAGATTCTCCGAACGAAATAGATTTTGAGCATATAGTAATTCCTCCTGGACTTTTTAATCAATTAAGACCAAAAGATTTTTCCTTTCTCATAACGGGAACTATGAACCAAAAAGACAATTCTTCTAACTAATTCAAGAACTAACTATCATTTTCCGCTTTATGAGCGGTGTTGAAAGTAAATAACCCTAACTGACACCTAGCCACGAGGTTAATGGTTAGACCTTGGGTGTCGTCACCATAACGTTAGGAGATAAAACCATGTCGAAAAAATTGGACCCACGTCTGCGTTTGGCAGGCGAACGCATACCCCTCACCAAGGAACAGATGGAAGCCTATATCAGGGGAAGCGAAGACTTGTGCTATTTCGCCGAGACATTCTGCTCAATTCAGACAGCCGTTCCCAAATTCGATGCCGATGGCAACAGATTGGACGAACCGCTTCGTTTGATTGAATTGTTTGATTTCCAAAGACGGGCATTGTATGAAATGCAGCATAATAACAGGTTTATTTTGCTATTTCCGAGGCAAACGGGTAAATCCACGCTGGCGGCCATTTGGATAACGTGGTACGCTGTTTATCATGACCATCAAGAGGCGGTGATATTGAGCTTCCGGTTTAAATCGGCTATGGATGTCATGCGGCGTGTGCAAAGAATGATAATCAACCTGCCAAAATGGTTGCAAAAAGGAGTATTGAAAGAAGGTGGTTGGACCAATTCGAAAATTGAATTTGAAGACGAAATGAGAATAACTGCCCAAGCTACCACGGAGGACAGCGCCAGAGGCGAAAGTGTGGCGCTCCTGTACCGTGATGAGGATGCTTACCTCAGCAAACGTGTAGCGGATGCCATTGATAGTTCAACATTGCCCGCTTTGGAATCTAATCCAGACGCTAGATTAGGTTTCACATCAACGCCAAAAGGCATGAATCATTTTTCGCAACGATGGTTTGATGCCGTTAGCGGCAAAAATGGTTACAAAGCAATAAGGGCTATGTGGTGGGAAATGCCTGGTAGAGATGAAGCTTTTAAAGAAAAAATGATAAAGCAGTTCGGATATAAGAAATGGAGGGCCGAATATTTATGCGAATTTTTTGGCAGTTCTGACACTCTCATTGACTCTGACGTTCTGCAAACGCTTCATTCAACAGACCCAATCCGGGTAGAAGACAACGGCTGCCTTCGTGTTTACGAAGACTTCCAGGAAGGTTGCAAATACATTATGGGCGCAGATTCAGCAATGGGAACGGGCGGTGACGATTCGGCGTTCCATGTGCTTAAAGTGGAAAGTCCTAGCAAGATCACCCAGGTGGCGAGTTATTCAAACAACCAGATTAAGCCAGATGCGTTTGCCAGAAAATTGATACAGATTTCCAAAAAATATGGCGAAGCCGATATTATGCTCGAAATCAATCCAGGCGGTTGCGGAACACAGGTTGCTGACGCGATTTGGTATACTTATGAGTATTATCATATTGTCAAAACCGACAGGAATCATCCTTGCGGCACTTTCACCACGCCTGAAGTTAAAATCAATATCAATCTGTTACTGGACAACTGCGTTTCCCACGGGTTCATTAAACTTAACGATTCCAAGACCATTGAACAATTAAGTTACTATGAAAACAAGGGTGGCACAAAATACGGAGCGGTTACTGGCCAACACGATGACTTGGTTATGTCCTTGGGCATGGCTCTTTATTGGTTCAAAACACATTACTGCACGTTTGACATGATGCACAATCCTGAAATGTTCGAGGATCGACAAAGTTTGAAGCCTGCTAATATAGCATAGCTGGAATTTGTCTGATTTTTATTATATTGAATATATGGATAAAAACTTTGGAAAGTTATTGCTGGAATCGCTCATATTGCAAGATATGAGCAACGAGCAATTGGTTCATAAATTGGAAACCGAGTTTGGAATAGTCTATAACATATTCCTGAAAATATTTGAGAAAATTTCCCCGCCGTCAGCTAGTCTTCTTGGGGAATCTGTTGTTTTAAGCGAAAGCGATATGTCGGACGTGGAAATTCAAATGGAAACGGCCAAAAGCCATATTGTTTTAATAAACCAGACAATTTCCACGTTAAAGAATCGAAATAACGTGCTTGTGATTATGAGTTCTTTGATAAGGTTAATTAATAGGTTAAACGAATACGGGAAATCCATAAACGGCTTCATGGAAGAAGAACATTTGGAGTGGATCAAGCGGAAACAGCCTGTTGAAAATATAAACAAGCATTTCCAGAAAACATACAACGAATTTTGGAACGCTATGTCAAATCTGAAAAATTATTTGGATAGCGACAACGAATTGAAAGGCAAAACGCCTGAATTACTCATAAATAACATTATTCCTAAAGAAATTAGGAAATCCATCTCTTAAAACGGCAATTTCCCCAATTTGCTAAAACACTGGGCGTTTCTTTTAGCCACGCACTTGCGGCAGACTATTCTAAAATTAGTGTCAGAATGGTCTAGCATTGTCCGTTTCCAAACCAGTAACTTGTTAAGGTTCTTTAACTCTTGGTCAATGAGAAAATCCCATTGAAAAGGATTTTTGAGTTCGTATCCTTGTGCTGTCAGGAAATCCTTGACGAATCTGCCGAAATTGGCTCTTTCGTTTTGTATCTTCTTCCAAGCCCAGATGCAAGCGTGAACGGCTTTGCAGGAGTTCACCGCTGTTGAGCGTAACACTCTTGAACGAGCATACCATTCTAAATCCTTTATCACATTTTCGTCAATTTTATGGTAGTCGTATAATCCTAGGTATCTTCTATTGCATCCCTGGCCAACTCGCCTTTCGTGCCATCTTTCTTCTACGAAATATTTAAAATCGTAATGAACTGGTTCTTTGTATCGACTCCTTGAATCGTGATATTCCATAATGGTTACATTTTCGGCTTCAATCTGGTGTATAACACCGTCAATTAATACTTTTGAGCCTCTCTTTATATCTTTGGCGTGTTCGTCATGCCATTCGCTGAAACTAGGTTTTCCCTCAAAGAGAGCGTCTGTTAAATCATATACCGGTATCAGATTAGGGTCGGCTAATACTATTTTTGGCACTTCGGGCATTATGCAACTATGAGGGCTTAACACTTCGGAACGATAAAGCAATCCTCTTATTAGAGCTGATATATTAGTATAATATTTCTTCAATTCTTTAAACGTGCCTGAACTTTTTGAATCATAGGCTCTCTGCAATTCTCCCTTGGCGGCGATTATTCTGTCGCTTAACGTTATGGCTACGTCTAGTTTATAAAGCCTTTCGCCATTTCGTATGAGAAAGAATGCTACGTGGTTATTGGCATTCATGCAAGCATTGTACCAAGGATCGTCGCTATATGTCTTATTCTCTCGTTTAGGCTTGCACCCAAGAATTGATTTTGGATGCGGCATCAAGCCTTTCCAGAATCCTTTTTCCTTTTTGAGAAATTCCAAAAACTCAGGAATGTTTCTCCAATCGAAATCCTGGTTGTAGTATGCGTAATCTTCATCGGTATATGAAACTCCCTGATAAACGAATACTTTCTCAGAATCCGGGGCTGGGTCTCCGTCGCAGATAAGTTCCACAGTTTCCAAATCCCCTAAGAATAATTGCATAGTGTATAATATTTCATTCAATTGTTTGGAATAAGCCATCACACGTTGCAATTCGTTTTTTATGCCTCCCATTTTCAAGTTCATTTCGTGCTTGGCTATTTCAACGAGGAACTTGCTGTAATTCTGCATTTTCATCATGGCATTTATATGAGTTTGAGTATCCTCCAACTCACGCATCATTTGGCTTTTTTGTCCGGATTCAGCTAGTCTGTAAATATTTTTGTCGGCGTGTTCCTCGCAAAGTTTCACGTCTTTGGTCTCGGAAGGTTTGTCGTAACTTTCGTCTGTTTCAAATGTGGCACCTTCCAGCAATTCAGAAGGATGGCTAGGCTCAGGCGGCTCTATTTTTTCTTTAAATTCCTCTGTTTGCAGAAGTTCGCCTTTGTCAAGCATAGGCCTGAGATAATCCACTACCTCAAAAGGGTTTCGTTCAATTATGCAAAACCGTTTCAAAGATTCCCACAAATTACTACTAGGGTTATATATGGGTTTTCTGGTAAAAATATCAATTTTTTGATAATCCAAAGTAAGCATTTGTTTTTTGCGAGTTATTTCATAACGGTCACCTTTGCCATTAACTTCAAAACCTTTTTCCTTTAAAGATTCACTCGTTTCTCCTTCCGGGATAGGTTCCCATTCAGTTTCATTTCTTTCAGTGTAGTATACTTTGGTAATGAGATAAACCGCGTCCCAGTCTTTGTCGACTAAGTAATAGCCTTCCTGTGGCTGATCCGGTGAAACGAAAGATAAAGCATTTTTCATATTCTATAATATAATCTTAATAATCGAAATCCCAGCTTAATTATGCTATAAAAGCGTCCGGATGAGTTTTTCTTAATTCGGTGGTAGCTTCGGCTTTCGCCGCTTTAATTTCCTTAGACAATGGATATTGGGATTCCAAAGACGTTATCGTGGCCGGATTGGTTATGTAATTAGTTGGTTTTTGAGGAATTTCTATTTTAGGCTCCATCGATCTTAATTTATTGACATCTGTAAAGAAAACGTCAGCCACTTTATAGCATTCGTAATATAAAATTTGCAACGTTAAATATTGAGTATGCTCAGTTCCTTCTTTATGCTGTGGTGTATTAAACCATTTAGGAGGTTCAGATGTATTTTCAGTATTTAAAAATTCAACACGCTCATTGTTTTCGGATAACATATTTATTACGCTATGAACGGTCATATTAAATTGCTTGACGAATCTATGATCACATACCAACGTTCCTTCTTTGGCCCGTTCTATTAAGGTATTTTTTAATGACCAAACAAGACGATAAAATGCTACCAAATGTTCTTTTATTTTAGAAGAAGCGTTTGTTAACTCTGATTCAGCTACTATTTTTGGAGAATGATCACCTATAGCTATATTATCCAATGGATGAATTTTATCGACTATGTCTGCGAATATTTCTTTTAAAGCAAAAGCGTGAGAACTAATCTGAAATAAATATTCTCTCACAGCATCGTTGCTTTCCTGTTCCATCAATGGCTTTCTTTTAATCCATTCCTCTGTAGTCATCATATAAAACTCTCCTTGTTCATAATATAATATGAATTTCACAAATCTTAGCTGAAAATCCTAAATAACCATGTGAAGACTATATTAGAGTGGATTCAAGCCATCAACGAGATGCCGCATTTGTTCGGCATTAAGAGCGCAAGCGGCTCTCCAATAGACAGTTTAGACCTATATGCAGAATATTGGGCAAGCAACGCCAAGAAAGACTACAAAGGCGGTCTGGAGTTCATTCTGAGGCTGTTAAATGGCGTTTATCAGGTTGATCCGGCCATTGACAAATACAACCACGGCAAGAAAATAGAAGTGGACAAAGCCTCGGTCAAGACGGCTTTGCTGAACGATGACATGTTCAAACTCCATTTCAAGGAAATCTATGACAATGGACCAAAGGAATTGAAAGACAAACTGCCTAAGTGGTTTTGCGGGATTTTCGAAAACCAAGTCTTTTCCTGACCAATTCCTTCAATTCCGACTTATCAAAGGCTTTGGCGGCTTTCAGATTCGGGCATTCCTTTGGTAGATATTTCATTAAATCATAGCAAATCTGCTTATAAAAAGGATTTTCTTCATTGAAGCATAATTCCAAAGCCAACCGCTTGGCTATTTTCTCGTTGTTCCGCATAGAACCAACTAGGCATTGAATTAAGTATTCAACGCCTTCCGTGTAATATTTGTGTTTTTTTGCTCTCATATAGATTAATATAATAGATATTTTCAAAATTTAAGCTAAAATTACTGAAATTCTTTAAATAAATCTATGGCAAAGGCAATTCTCAAACTCGTAGGCGGCTTCAGCGAAGATGTGAAGCAAAGCGCTCTCAAAATAATGGATGTCAATGAAGAAGGCAACGGTGGATACGTTGAGTTTTCCAACGACGCTCTCAATAAATTAAGCCTAACGCCTGTAAACGGTGGCAAAGGCGATCAGGGTCCCCAAGGCAAACAGGGTAGCATGGGTTTTCAAGGCCATCAAGGTTCGCAGGGCGCTCAGGGATCGCAAGGCAGTCAGGGAAACCAAGGGTTTACCGGTGCGCAGGGATTTCAAGGTGAAACAGGAAATCAAGGCGAAAAGGGTAATCAAGGGGAGCAAGGAATACAGGGCAGCCAAGGCAGCCAGGGACAGAAAGGGGAACAGGGCGATAAAGGGGAACAAGGTTCGCAGGGTTATCAAGGTAGCGGTTTGCAGGGAGAAAAGGGAGACCAAGGTGATATTGGAGAACAAGGTCCTCAAGGCTTTCAGGGAAGCCAGGGAGAACGAGGCGAACAGGGTTTGCAAGGATCTTCTGGTGAAGGCGGTGGCGGCGGAAGTTCCAGAATAGAATGGAATGCTGTATTGGAGCCTAAAGCCTCAACGTCAACGCTCTACGAATTCACAATGACCAAAAAGAATCCAACCGATCCTGATTTTGAAGAAGGAGATGGATTTGAACTAGCCGTTTTGACCGGTAACGTCATACCTGGACTAGACACATATGAGCCTTATCACAGAGTTTTTGTGAGCGGTATTCTGATGTCAAACGACAAGTTAGTATATCAGATATGCAATAGCCAAGGAACTGTTTCAGATATTACCACAGTGGATCCTTATGACAAATTTGATTCTGTTACGCAAACTTTAAAGATTTATATTCAATTGAACAACAAGCCTGTTTTTCGTGAAGCCAAATGCTATATAACAAAAAATAAGCCATATCAAAACTCCATAGGAAGCGGGCAAGGGAGTGAAGGTGGACAAGGTTTTCAAGGAGAAAAGGGTGAAAAAGGAGATCAGGGGTCTCAAGGCTGTCAGGGAGCAGATGGGCAACAAGGTTTTCAAGGCCACCAAGGAAGCCAAGGCGAAAAAGGAGAGCAGGGAGAGCAAGGGTATCAGGGTTTCCAAGGCGAAATCGGCGAAACCGGCCCGCAAGGATACCAAGGGGACAAAGGCGAACAAGGTTCTGCCGGAGAGCAAGGCTGCCAAGGCTTTCAAGGTTCCGAAGGACAGCAAGGGCCTCAAGGAGACCAAGGAGAAAGAGGGTTTCAAGGCGAGAAAGGGGAAACCGGCGAACAAGGTCAGCAAGGTTATCAGGGTGATATTGGGTCGCAAGGCGAAGACGGAGTGCAAGGAGAACAAGGCAGTCAGGGAGAAACAGGCCAGCAAGGATTTCAAGGCAACGAAGGGCAGCAAGGGGAAAAGGGAGAGATCGGTCCGCAAGGGTTTCAAGGGGAAAAAGGAGACCAAGGAAACGACGGCTCACAAGGGTTCCAAGGTGAAACCGGTTCGCAGGGACAGCAAGGCTCTCAGGGAAAGCAAGGAGAAAACGGCAGCCAAGGCTATCAAGGAGCCGAAGGGCCGCAGGGCTATCAAGGAAGCAAAGGAGAGCAAGGCTTTCAGGGTGAAAATGGCGAAATCGGTTCGCAAGGTACCCAAGGAAACGACGGCTTGTCGGCGTTTCAAACATGGCAAAAATTAGGGAATAATGGAACCGAAAACGATTTCATGGAAAGTTTGAAAGGCGAAAGAGGCAGCCAAGGCTACCAGGGAGAAAATGGCAAAGATGGATCCGGAGTCAACATACTCGGAGGATACGACACTTTGGCTGAATTGGTTGCTTCCCAAACCAGCGGCAATATCGGCGACGCCTATATGGTTCTTGATGACGGAAACAACAATGGATTATACGTGTGGGAATCTTTAAGCAACGAATGGAGATTTGTCGGGAACATAAAAGGGGAACGAGGCTTTCAAGGAACTCAAGGACACCAAGGCAAAACAGGATCGCAAGGAGATCAGGGCGATCAGGGCTTTCAGGGCGATATTGGAGAAAAAGGAAACCAAGGCGAGAGAGGATACCAAGGTTCGCGAGGTGTGCAAGGCGACCAAGGACATCAGGGCAAATCGGCTTATCAGCTTTATTCGGAGCGAATGCTCGATGAAGGAAAAATGCCTATGGATGTGTCTGAATGGCTGGAGTCCCTGAAAGGCGAAACAGGCGAGCAGGGCGCGCAAGGAGCAGCAGGCGTTGAGGGAAAATCAGCATATGATCGGTGGCTGGAACTGGGCAATTCAGGCGATGAATCAGAATTTCTGGAAATAATCAAAGGCGAGAAAGGTGACAAAGGAGACCAAGGCGATATCGGAGAAACCGGCAAGGATGGAGCTTCGGTGTCCGTTCAGGGAGGTCTGTATTATCACCCAGACAATCCGCTGAATGATTTGACAGGCTATACTGAATTGCCCGATTTCTCGATGGTGGCTGTCGGAAACGCTTACACGGTGATGAATCCGCAAAGCGAGCATTTTGATTTGTATTTCAAGGGAGCTAATTCGTTTGACTGGACAATAGTTGAGAATTGGGGCGGCATAAGAGGCCCGCAGGGAGAAAGAGGACCGCAGGGACAGAACATTGATTTGCGCAGCGATGGCCAGTATCTGCAATGGAAGCTTCAGGGCAGCCCGACTTGGACGAATTTGGTGTCATTGAACGCCTTGAAAGGGCAGCAAGGCGACAGAGGCTATCAGGGAGACCAAGGAGAGAAAGGCTTGCAGGGTAGCCAGGGAATACAGGGCAGTCAAGGAACAAACGGAACGCAGGGATTCCAAGGCGAGCAAGGGGAACAGGGAGACACCGGCGAGCAGGGGCCGCAAGGAAGGCAGGGTAGTCAAGGTTCCCAGGGCAGGCAGGGTGCCAAAGGAGATCAGGGGGAAAAAGGCGAAGACGGCATTATCGGCGTGGATGGACAGCAAGGCCCCCAAGGAAAACAGGGCAAAGATGGCGAAACGGGACCGCAGGGTGCGCAAGGAGAGCCTGGAAGTTTGGCGGAAGTGCCTAACGCCTCCGTATCAAGCCCTGGCTTGATTCAATTGGCGGGGGAAATAGGAGGCTCGTATGATTCGCCAACCATTCCTGGCCTTAAAAAGCCTATAAAAGTAACATGCAACGCTGGATGGGTTAAATTGATCTCATTTAAAAACTTTTGGACATCGACAGCCACATACGGCAGAGGATATGTCCATTTGGATGTATATCCATGCAGGAACAATAAAAATCCCGACAAAGTGTTTCCGACAAAACTGATATTCTCAGCATCCACTGAAAACACCATTGTTCCAGTAATAAGAGATTTCAGAATAATAGTGGATGCCATTCCGGGAAATGCTTTCGCAGCACACGACGTTTCGCTGGCAGCCAATTGGAGAGCTGTTTGGAATTCAGAACTTTTCACATATGAGATTTATTACAAAAGAACAGAAACAAGCGTTGCCTATCACGATGCCTTTGAAATAACCAAAGGGGGAACCTCTAACGTTATATCTTTCAACGCTGTTTCATCTACGTATATAAACTATATTCCTGAAATAGACGAGTCGTATCAACCCTTAGCCGAGGATCCTGGCGGCACTCAGCCAACTTCAATCAACGGCTCTTTCCTTATGGGAACAAGCGCGCAATACGTCAAAGGCAATGGATCTTTGGGAAATTTATCAGAACTGGTTAGCCAAGGAACACAAGGGCCGCAAGGTTCTCAGGGAGCGCAGGGACAGCAAGGCGCTCAGGGAAGTCAAGGATCCACCGGAACTCAAGGTGCCACTGGTTCGCAAGGGGCTAAAGGAGCACAAGGCGACAAGGGGGCGCAAGGAAATCAAGGCGTTCAGGGAGCCATGTGTCAGGTTGCATCTGATTTGGCTACGGCAATTAGTCTAAGCACAGCCAATCCAAACAACATTTATTTCGTGGCGTAGGAGAACCATATGAGCTACGTACAATTAAGCACAGCTAAAGGATGTTTCAAAAACGGGACACAATTGTGTCCGATATTGAATGGTATAGGCTACGCCTACGATAAAGAAAACGGCGACGCGTACAGGTTTGTTAAAATATATAATCGAGCTTGGTTCATAGATGACCTTAAATGCTATGATTCTTCATCGGCAGGAAACTTAAAATATAACAACTCAGTTTACTACACATTGCCCGAAGCCAAGGCGCAGGTTGCCAAAAGATTCCCGAATTGGAGAATCCCTGATTTAGCCGACTTGGTTGATCTGCTGCAATGCACAAGCAATGCCCAATCCAATTTGCCTCAAGCAGGACCTTATAAAAAGACAAGCTTCGGCAACGGCACAAACACAACCAAATTTGGAGCGGATGCTACAGGGTATCTCAAGCAAGCAAATGCTATATTAACGCCAAATGAAGGGTTTTATTGGACAACCAGCGTGACAAACTCACTGTTAACATCGGCTTGCCAAATTTCCGTTATACGAATACCTCAGAACAACGGATCTTTAATAACACGAGGAGAATTTACGGGCCTTGAAGGTTCGTATCAGTTTTGGGACAACAAGCCGATGGCTTTGGACAAAGTCAGAGTTCGCCTTGTGAGAAGCTTGTCGTGAAAACATATTATTTTCTCTCACTGACGGGCAAATGCAACAGAGGCTGTTCTTACTGCATAGTAAAGAAATTCATAAACAATCCTGAATATCCTGACAGATTAGAGAAAGACGATTTGCTCAAATTCTTCAAGGACATTCTCCCTGGTGATTTGGTGGAGATTACAGGCGGCGAGCCTACGCTGGTTCCTTGGCTTGAGGAATTGATTGAGTTCTTCGATTCCAAAGACGTTTTAATAGTTTTAAGGACGAACGGATTCAGACTGTTCAAAAACATTTACAAGAATTTGCTGATAGTGTTCAATCCGCATGACGAAAGCGAAGGATACAAAAACGCAAGGAAGGCTTTGTTAAAGGAAACCGATATAACTATAGGAGAAACATTTAACATAGAAATGATGGACAACACCAAGGTTGAAAACAATACGGTTTATCCTTTATTCAAGCCGCAAGGGGAAAGCTCCTTGACAATCCATCCCTTCGACAACGCGAGAATCATATTTCATACTGGGACAATTTATCAATGCCACGGAGTGACTGAACGGCATATAGGAATGGTGAAAAGAGGATATTTCAGGCCGGAATGGACACGATATCGCCCATGCGACCATTGCCCGTTCATCCTAGTGCCGTGGAATTTTGTTCAGCGGCTGATTCCAAAACCAGCCCGTTGACAACTCTTTTGTAAGTTCTTCTGGGAACCATCAATTCAGGATATTCATACATTGATCTGCTATGCCACGTAGATTCCAATAAACTGCCCAATTTTGAGTTTGCTGCCCTTAATTCATTGGAATGGGGTATATGTTCTATCTCGTCCCTGAACATCCAAATATTGCCTAATTCGTTGTCGTAATAATTTTTCAGATATATGGCATCGAACATATTGTTTTCTGTATATTTTTCGTCATAATGTCCGTATTTGAACACATATTCGGCAGGCATGAGAACACTTCCGAATGCTCCGAAATCATTCCTGTCTTTGAGTTCATCGTCCCCATATTTGACATTCAGAGGCAGGGAGAATTTGAGAAAGTATGAGGAAGGATGCACGTACATTTTGTCTTTCTGCAATTTCAAATCCGAAATCGAAGGGTTTATGATTATGTCCGAATCGATCTGGAACAAGTATTCGGGCTTAGTCAATTCCAACGCTCTTTCGCAGGCTATATTCCTTGAAGTTGAGCCTATGAACCATTCAGTGCCTTGTCCCGTGATTGTTTCCAATATTATTCTGTTGTCATTGATGGATTTAATCCAATCAATCAAAACGTCAGTGTCATTAGATGCCCAATTCAGGATGTAAATGTTTTTGAAGTCCTGTTTCAACCAAGTTGGCAAGGTTTGCTTCAGGAACTCGGTTCGGTTCTTTATGGTTGTTGAGAGCGTTGTTTGGTTTAGCATAAAATTATTGTAAGTTTTAGCTGGAATTTTCTATATCCTAGTTATATTGTAATTGAGGTGATTATGAAAAAGCAAAACGAATCCGCTGTGGCCCCATTGGGCCAAGAGTATCCATTAGTTCAAATAATGGAGGAACTGAAACACTTATGAAATCTCCAAAAATTTGCCAAGATTGTAAATGGAATGAAAGAGATTCCTGTTTTTGGTTTATAGATATAGGTAAAATGAGAATGGATGCTAGAAAATTGTATCAGGTGCGTGGTAGCCAGAAATGTCCCACTAAATCTAAGAGAGTTTTACATGAAGAATAGCACAGGGTTCCAAAATATGTGCCTGAGTTCTTTGGTTTCCTAGGACGATGTAGGTGGTATCGGGTACAAAGAGATGGGTCTTGCTACTGCCTTATGAAAATGATGCGTATAGAAGATCCGGGAAAAGAAAATTGTTTTGATTTATTCAACCTTCTCACTGTCTAAAGCCGGTGAGATTGCGGGTTGTTTTCCAGCGTAGCTGGCATTGAACCCATTCCTGTTCCACGGCGTTGTCCCTCCGTTTTGCCACAGGCAAACCCTGGCGTCGCTACCAGTTCGTTAAACCATTTGTATCCCTGCTGTTCCAGATTCTTTGCCGCATTAACGTCTCTATCGTGCAATTCACCGCAGTTAGGACAACACCATTCAGTCACGCCAAGCGTAACCTCGGAGTTGTGATAACCGCAACCGGAACACGTCTTTGAACTAGCAAAGTACCTATCGGCTTCAATGAGATGCTTGCCTTGTTCCTCGCACTTGGCTTTCGTGCGATTCACAAAGTTTCCCCATCCCAAATCCAATACACTCTTTGAATGTCCCCTCATCTTGTTTTGAGCTATAGCAGAAAGATTTAAACTCTCTATGACTATAACATCATTGTCCTTAACAAGTCGTGTGGACACCTTTTCAATGAAATCTTTTCTTCTGTTCTTTATAGATTCATATTTCTTCCCTAATTTAAGTTTGGTCTCATGCCATCCTTTCGAACCTTTCCGTCTTGCTTCTAATTGTTTTTGTAATCTGGCTATAGATTTTTCTTCTGTTCTGTATGGACGTTTGTATTCGAGAGATGAGTTATCCGTATCCACGTAGAATTTGCCAAAACTCATATCCACGCCTTTTATTCTAGGATTGTTTGGAATAACTTTCTTAATTTCAGGAGTATCATATTCGTAGCAAATAGATGCATAAAAATTTCGTCCATTTGAAATTTTTACCGTAACGTTTATTATTTTATAGCCATTTTGTAAAGTTCTATCATCGATGTATTTTATCCAGCCTAGTTTTGGTAATTTTATTTTCTTATTGGAGAAATCAATTTCAATATTAGTTCCAACAATGGTTGTTCTATAACTGTTCTTAACGTTTTTCTTATGGAATTTGGGAAACGATGCTCTTTTGGCGAAGAAGTTTTGATAAGCCATAGACAAGTCCCTGCGGGACTGCTGCAAGGCTTGTGAATCAGCATACTTTAACCACGGATATATTTCCTTGTATTGTTTCTCAGTCATATAATCATGCTCGTACAATTCTCTACGGTCTTTGTCTTTGTTATTTTCGTAAAATTCTTTTCTTTCAGCCAGCATTTTATTATAGAGAAACCTACAACAGCCAATGTTTTGACGTATCCAACGCTTCTGGGCAGTGGATGGGTAAATTCTCAAATTCAATGCTTTTTTGGCAACCATATCTATAATATACATTATTTTTAAATAAAGTGATAGAGTTTATACAACTTTTTGTAAAATACGTGATGAGCATCACGGCAATTCATCTCACCCGCTTTAGACGGTGAGTTTTCTCGCCATTTACAAATAAATCATTTCGTCTGTCTATTTTCCCAATCGGCTATTTCTTCAGATGACGCTTCCAGAGCGTACATTTGCTTTTCTTCTTCCGAAGTCATGTCTTTGCTCATTCCCAAAGGCCCGAATTTTTCAACTGTATCCGTATTGGCTTCGCCCATAGCCTGAACTCCCGTAGGCTGTTCCTCGCCGCTTTTCTCGGTATATATGGGAGTTCCCTCATATTCCCCAGTCAAATTCATTCCATTGCGCCCAATCAACAAATGAATATTCAAGCCATCTGCATCAAACTTAACGTCCAGCCTTTTAACTAAGTATTTGCCTTCCAAAATAGTGTCTTTTTCCTCCATTTGAAGCATCGGCATATAATACACGCAATCACCAGGCTTTAAATCCAGCAAGATTTTCATCTGTTCTTCTGTGTGGTTCATTGTTGAAATCTGCAACTCGGCTATGTCGGCGAACATCACCAGACGTAGATGATCCCCTAATGCCTTGGCATACAAATAATAAGGATGCACGTTTATCGGCTGGTAGCCGTAATACACGTTAGCTGCCAAATCCTTGCTGAAATCGGCTTTCTTGCTTACGTTTTTGGCAGTGGAGGAATTGTCTCTGAATTCAAGGTTAAGTTCCAATCCGTCATCAATCATTGACACACGTGTCCCGTAAGCTGATATGGAATTGATTATGCCTGATTTATGAAGCATTTTGCAGTTGGATGTCCGAAGGAAATTCTTCTTTCTTTCATCATCCAAATTGGCCACATTGCCCTCGGCTACCAGCGTAGTCTTTTCAGGCCCATTCAATCTGGTTTTCAACGTGGTATACGTGAGCGTTTTCCAAATGTCAGGATATATGATCACGGCATCCCAATCCCTGACGTAGGCGTGTTCCTCAACGTCTTTGAGGAATGACCAATCGTCTTGGCAGGCTTGCAACCAGGTCATTTCGTCTGCTCCGCTTATGTCGCTTGAAAATTCAAACCCGTGCTTGTCGGCAATCTGCTTGGCAACTTTGTCGCTGGCCATTTTCTCAAAGAATGCTGTCTCGGCCTTGTGGTCATTCACGTTCAGAACTCCCACTATGGTGTAGGTGTATGAGGTGGACGCGCTGGCGTTTTGGACGAATACGCAGGATCTAACCACGAATGAGGTTTTCTTGGCGTTGTCTTCGTCAATGCCATAGGCTATGTCTATGGTGCTTCCGTCTTGTATTGGGGCGTTTCTTTGCAAAACAGAGCCTGTGCTGAATACGAACCTCAGCAATGGCAATTTCACTTCCAAATCCATTGAAATAAGCAATAATTCGATATTGTCGGTGGCGACGACAAAATCCCCGATGGTTGCCTTTATATAGTATTCATACGTGCCTGATTCTATTTGCATTTAGATTATTTAATGCGAAATCAACCGATTTTGTTCCAGGTTTTAGTGTTCCAGTCTGATCTTTTGTTTCCATCAGTTAGTGGAATCCAATTTGGCTTGACCGTGTAAAGGCTATTGACTCCTAATTTTACTTCCACACTTTTCAATTTGTTGTCTCTTTGGAAATCAGTCGTGTTTATTTCAGCAATCTTTTTCTCGGTTTCTGCTTTTATTTCATCAAAATTTCTAGCCGTAATGTTAGACGTTGTGATTTTATTGTGTCCATAAACGTTGTCAATTGTGAAATACAAAGTGTATGTCTGAGCCGTTTCATTGCCGAAGAAGCCTTTCTTTATGTTGTTTAGATATATCGTTTATAAATGCTTTGGCTTTTTCTTCGGAATAAGCGTTCCATACTTCCATAAATTCTTTTCTGTAATAAGTCATTAATTTTATCATATCAGACACTTTAGAATTATTATTAGGTATTTTATATTTGGCTTTATCACCGTCAGGCACATAAGGGGTATTTCCATTATTTGGAATAACCAATGATGGCCATGTTTTAGAATCATCCCCTAAACCATAATATTTGAATTTGATTCTAGAAGATTGGTCTTGCGTTATACGAAATTCGCCAGAATTCTCTATAAACAAATCAAAATCTAGACCACTAGAATTAGCGGCTAATTTACTCATTTCGTTCAATTCTTCACTCATATTTCCTCCGTTATTGCTCCAGCCTTCTTCAACGCTTCTTCTACAAGCATATCGTGCTTGAACAGCAGTATATCTTTATATTTAGTCACCCAATCCTTGATTTGTTGTAATTCTTCATTTGAAATGTTTATACGCCTATGTTTATAATCGTCTGGTATATAAGGGTCATCGCATATAACCATAGGAATAAACCTAGCGCGATCATTAGGGGTTTTGAAAACATAATCTTTATATGGGCAAAATAAGATAGATTGAGGTCTATTAAACTGAGTATCTTCGTCATAAACTATAGTCACAGGCAATCCACTTTCTTTTGGATATAAATATTCCCAAACTTGGTCCCAGGCATATTCATCGCTTAAAACGTCATTTTCAGTTTCTTTACCCATGATATAGATATAATGCTCATAAGAATATTTTTCATATTTCTTGTCAAATATCCTTACGGGTTTGATTTTATTCCAAGTAACGTTGTCCCAGTCATGATTATTTTTACGTCTTTTGTTAGAAACATAATATGCCTTTTTCTTTCCTTGCTGAATAAAAACGTCTTGGATATAGTATTCCTTTTGAAATTCGGGTGTGTTTACTTGGGAAATCAGTTCGGTCGTCTTGCTTTTGACTTCTTCGTCTGAACTAGCCGTAATTTTGAAAATTTTATGTGATTTTTCCATTTTCGAATCACGAATAAGAAAATACACTCCATAAACCTTAACCGGTCCTACATTCTGAATGTTATTTTCTATTTCCATAATACATAATATAATAAGAATAATCCAAATTTAAGCTAAATTTTAAAAATATTTTAATTTCAGCTGGAATTCCAATGATTTCGCTTATATTATATAACAGGTCAAACAATCAACTATGTGAGGTAGAGTATGTCAAATTATATGTTTAAAAAGAGTGTAAACGATCAGAACCAGCGTTCCATTAGCTGGTATGAAGAAGCAGAACGCCGAGGTTATGAGTTTAAAATCTCAGATTATGTTCATTTGGACAATCTGAAAAGAATGATAAGCAGAAGCCCATTGGTAGCAATGCTTCAGAATGCGGGGTATGTATGATAGAAGGCTATAAGGTTATTTCAAAAAGCCCAGGAGATTCAAAGCCATATTTTCTTAACGAATTTCATATTGATGGTCGTAAATATGCTGGCTGGGATTATGCTCCGGATATGTCTAATTGCTGTTTCGAGCATAAAGAATATGCTGAACAAATAATAGCACAGCTTGACACAACACCTGAAGAAAAATTATCTATTGTTTATGTGAAAGTAACTCTTGAATATGAGAAAAAAAGCAATAGGAGCTGGGATGAGACAGACGAACTTTGCGCTATTTTAGACGAATTTCAAAAATCTTTTAAAGCGTTGGGTTCATGTTTCAAAGATTTGGTTGAACAAATTCGTTTATCAAAAGAAAAACCTATGGAATAATCAGGTTTTCTTGACAAAATAATCAGCCAAACGCTCTGTTCTAGGCATTTCCAAAACCATTCCCTTTTCCACGTCATTGAAAGGGTCTTCCACATTGTTGAGTCTTAAAACGGCCCACCACAACTCGTGATCCCCGGTCAGTTCCAAGGCCAACAAATCAGGCCTTCCTTCGTGCCGCTTGGCGGCATACGCCGTCAAAGGCTTACGGACATCCTCGTCCAATAAAAAAGAAGCCAAGTCCAACTCGTTGTTGGCCTTGGCGAAATAATGGCAGCGTGACTTAATCATGCAGCCTCATTAACGACCGCCTTGAACAAACTCTTAATCTTGTTCAAATGCTTTGCAGGCAAGCCAAGAACACTCAATCCATTCACCACAGGATTGCTGTTTGTGAACTTGTCTCTGAAAGCTTCTTCAAATGACTTGTGCCTATATAGCACGTCATTTTTCATGTAAGATGCCGCTAAACTACCTTCGGTTTCCCAATAATCGGCTATAAAATCGTCAACCGAGCCGCTGAATCTCTCATGGTTAATATTGCCATCGGCATCAATCGGCAATTTTTTACCTTCAATCAGCAAAGCCTCCTCTTTAAGATAAAGGGCCAACACGTCAATCTTGGATTCTTGCAAATCCTTCAGTTTGTCCTGGAAATAAGATTTGAAATTATTAAGTTTGTTCGTCAACGATGTTGACGTTATGCCGTTTTCCCTGGCTTTTTCTACACTGCCGTGTATTTTTATAACATTGGCTGGAATTTTATCGTCTGGGTCATCTTTGAACCAGTCTTTGGCGATAGCGTTGAAATTCACATTGGAACTTCCTTGATATCGGCTATCCAGCATCATTCTAAGCAATTTAGCCCGTTCATAATTGGTATCGCTTTTTATAACTCTCTTTATGTCATTGTATCTTTGTTCATCTTTCTCGGATTGCTCGGCTCTCTTGTCCGCCGTGGTTGAGAAGATAGTTTCACCGGAATCGCCGCCATCTTTGTCCTTCAAAGCCCTATCGCCGGAAATCCCTTTACCGATTACAATATCGTCAGCTTTGGTGGAATCTTTTCCAGCTTTGCCTTTGCGGAAACCGTGCTTGTTTTCTTCTTTGATGAAGTTTTGCAAGGCTCTGTATATGCCATTCTTGCAATATGCATACTTTTCGCCATCGGAAACGCTCAAATTGAGAGATTTTATGGCGTTTACCAAGCCTACCTTGGCGGCTGAAACCGCGTCTTCGTTGCCGGTAAGCTTGAAATGCTTGATGCCGTCATATATCATATTTTTATACTTGTTGAAAAGGTCATTGAAGGTTTTTTCATCTATTCCTTCAGTTTCAAACAGCGAACTGTGCAACGCCGATTCGCAAAGCGATATGGCGTATTCCAAACCCCTAATCTCAGCTGCCCGTTCTTCCTGCGCTTCGGCAAGGATTCTGTCGTATTCTTTAATGAGCATAGTGATCTCCTAAATCTATGCTCTTATTTAGGGAGAATGGCGGCTTTCCTTCGCCAGTACTAACCGACTATCGTTGTAATTATTTATAAGTCTCAGCGTTCCGTTCTATGGTTTCTTTGGTTTCTTTCTCAAGATTGTCTATGGCTTTGGAAAACACGCTTAGATTGTCGGCTATCCAATCATTATTTTCCCATTCCTTTATTTTGGCATTCCAATCAGTGTTTTCATCCCCTTCGTCAGTCAATTCTGGTTCTAGGCAACTCAGCATCCAATCATAGAACCCGTCATTCAATCCGTTTTCCGGTGAATAATAATCAGAATCCTTTGACCATTCCCCAATGTGTTCCAAGCATTGCTGTTCAAAATCTTCAGCTAAATCCATTCGTTTCAGATAAAATTGCTTTAATTCCTTGGCTTGCCGTTTAATATGGTTTACCACCACGCCATTCCAGCAGGACATTTTATTCAAAACGTCAGCGTAAACCATTTTTTTCATGGCTTTGTCGTATTCAGGGGAAGTCTCGCCAGGCTTGAATTTATCAACATCTGTTTTATATTTGCCCACATCTTCCGAAGACGGCTCCGGTTTGAAATCACAGCATTCCTTCTCTATGCTTTCCATAACTTTAACCATTGTCCAGTATCCCCATTTCAACCTGAACAACGTTTCACGTATTTCAGAATACATTTTTTCTTCAATTTCCTTATTCATAAGGTCTCTCCTGTTTTTTATTAATATAGCATTTATTTCCCGTTTTCAAGCTAAAAACAGACATTCGGCAAAATTTGTCTTCTTTCAACAATATAATGGAAATTCAATGATTTAAAGCTGATTTTTAGCAATTTCTTCAATTTCTTCGCCATATAAGCCTTGATCCGGGCCAATGGTCGAAACATTTCCGTCTGGGCTAATGAATTCAATGTCAAAATCTCTTTTATGCACAACAGGCTTCTTTTCCATCAAAAGACCATTCTGGGCATTGGAAACCCACTTGTTCTTCTCCTTGCAATACTTGGTCCGCATACGGTCATCATGAGGTATATGCTCGATAATCCCCTTGGATAGCTGAAGTTTCATGGCTACAGCCGACATATTCTCAAAGAACTTCAAGTCTTCACGGCCCCAACCCTGCAAATCCTCGTCGCAGCCACCGGCCGCCAAGAACTTATCCATCGTATGGATAGACGTGCCTGCTGAATGCGGCATCCATCCGTTCTCAATCCCGCCAAACAAATACAGGGCATCCTTGGACTGCCACTTTTCCTCAATCTCAACCATCGGGTCGTTATGGACTTTTATATCAACGTCTATTGAAAATATGAACCTCTGCTTAATATCCTCCACGCAAAGGCTAGCCAGGGCAGTTTTCAAATTCCTGCACCTGGAATGCTCATAAAATTCACGGTTCTTCACGGTAGCCAAATACACCGTTCCGTCCTGCACGGATTTGACAAATTCAGCTACCTGTTCTTGATCGGGGGAGTCCCAATCCAATATCAGTATGGCCTTGTGGGGTTGTTTCTGCCAGGTAGGCAAACTCTGCTTGAGCATTTCCAAGCGATCTTTGAGGCTAGTGGTGTAAATCGGTTCATTGCCCATCTTGCTTTCCCGTTTCAGCAGATTCTTCTTTGACCACTTCTTTTATTTCCGCAACCGGTGGCAAATACAAATCCTCGTTTTCGACAATGAACATAGCCATAGGCGTAATGTCGATTTCTTCCGGGACTTTAGCCAATTCGATAGGAAATACCTCGAAATCCTCGGAAACGTGAAGTAGTTCCAACGCTTCGTTCATCTGAGCCTCATGTTTGGCCAGCGTCTCTTTATGCTTGTCTGTCCAAGCCGTGATCTCATCATCTCTGGCTTTGGGATTGGACGAAAGAATCAGGCCGCTAGGCGTTTTCACAGGCTCGCCGTTGTCCCTTCTGGTAGCGTGCTTCAAGATGATGTTGTCCACTCCACGCCTGTAATCCTCGTATTCAGGGCTTCTTGTGCCGTCATATATACCGGCCGCCAAATCCCAATGCGTGCGTAGCATTTTGGTATTTCGATTGAGAAAATAAGAAAAATCCCTGGTTTTCTTTATTTCCATGTTTTGCAAAAGACCATTCATATAACTTATGGCATTGAGCAGATCCATTCTGGTAAAGCGAAGCGTTTTAGTCATGTCGTTATAGTAAAAAGCAGACTATTTTTTTGCATTCAGAAATTGCGTGTAATTTATTTCTTGATCTGCCAATTTTAAAAGCAAATCTTTATTGGTTTTTATGAAATTCTTAATTATTTCCACGTCATCATTACTTATCTTTACTTTCACGTTAGGCGGCTTTATTTCTGGATTATCAGAAATGGTTATTGAGAATAGGTCATCATTCCTAAATTTGTCTCCATAGTTGTTTTGAACTTTTATACGCTTCCAATGACCACCTCTTTTGTAATTTTCAGCGGTGTCCAACCATAGATTGACAGGCAACCCGCTTTCAGCCTTCATGAAATTTGACATTTCGTAAATAGAATCTTCATCAGGGCATTCGTGCCATTCTTCAACAGGAATAGCGTCCCAGGCTTCTTTGAGAGCCATTTCTTGTTTATCTAGGGTTTCTTGAACTATTTTTCCATTTCTCATATCTATAATATAAATTTTATTCTTAAAATTCCAGCTAAAAAGCACGGCTCGCTTTATCTATTGGAGTGGATTGGCTAGCCGTGCTTGGAATACTAGGAGAAATTATTGGAACAATTTAGAAATTCTGTCTTCGGATTCAGCCACTTGCGGCGCAGGCTGCGCTCCAGGAGCGGGCTGAGGATTTCCGTCAAACCCAGCCATAGGATCGGAAGGCATATCTGTGAACCTGCCTTTCCTGGTTGCTCCGCCCAAAGTCCCGCCATTGGCAAGGGTTCCGTCCACTTCCACGGCAGCCTTGCCGAATGCTGATTTGCTAATCAAATCAGCCACTTTGCCGACATAGCCTTGCAGATTCAACCCTTTGTTGATTTGCTCGTCCGTGCTTTGCCTGTTCAGGTTCAGTTTCGCTCCTTTCTGATACATTTCGGAAAGCACAGGGCCTAAGGCTTTCAAGCCTGAATCCGCTCCATTGAGTTTCTGCTTGATTTGGGCATATCTTTGGTCGGAACTGAATATAGCTTTGTAAATTTCGCCAAGGTTCAGGTTTTCGTCATCCAAAATCTTCTCCAACGTGCCTTCCACCAAACTCACGGCCATCAAACCGGCCGTGTTTTTTTGGTTCTTGTTGCGGTAATCCGCCAGCCAAGCGGCTGTCTGGGCAGCCTTGCCAAGTTTCTGCGTCAGCTTGCCACGGATTGTGTCCATCAGACCTTCATTCAAAAAACCGTCCCAAATTTGGTTTTCGTTCTTTTTGGTATAAAGAGCAGGATCGTTTTTGTCCAAATTAGCTTTGTCTTTGGCGGTGTACTCGGAATGTCTGGCCAATTTAGCCTTGTAGGAGTCGCCTTCATCAAGAGAATTTTCCACATCATCCAACACGGCTATGCATCCTGTGATAAATTCAGAAGCCTCTTTCATCATCTGAGAGCATTCCTGCACAACTTTAGGCTTCTTGTACTCATCGGTCCAAGAGGCTATTTCCTGCAAAAACTCCCTCTCGGTTATTCTTCCGGCCTTATGCTCGGAAAGAAGCCATTTAACGTATTTCCAAGAATCAGTCCAGTCAAAGTATCTCCAATTCTCAACCAAAACCCTTCCAAGTTCAAATCCAATGCTTTCGTTCGCCTTGGACACCGAATCAAGTATTATATCCACTACCTTTTTCCAAGTTCCCGAATCAATCTTGTAAACTCCAGTATCAAATATACCTTTGAAATTGACGATATTGCCTACGCATATCACATAACTAGCAGCGTTCTTGCCAGACAAAGCGTTGCATATTCTATTGCCGCCTTCAACCTTGGTGTAATCAGTTCCGCTCCATTGATTTGCCACCAATGTCTGAATGGCAGAAGCCTCCTTCGGGAAATCCTCTCCAGCGCCTATGGTCTTGGTGGTGTAATGCACAGAAGATACCACGGGCGTACCGCCATTCTTCGCATTGGAAAGCCTGACCATATAAGATGTCTTGCCTATTTTACCATTTTCGGCCAAATTCAACAGAATTTTGGCAGTCATTGTCCCAGCATCCTTTTGGTCCAATGGATTTTCCTCGTTTTTCCAACCCACTATGATTTTGGAAGGCTTCGGAGAGGAACCCCACGAATAAAGCATTTGCTCAATCTCTGCGTATTTACCAAGTTCTCCCTCATCCCTTAAATCGAACTTTTTGAAGTATTTTTCACCTCTTAAAAACTCGCCGCTCATATTGACGAACTGGGCGTTGGCTGAAGACAAAGCGTTGTTAAGAGCGTTCACCGTGGCGGCGCTCCCTGTCAGGTTTTTGTATAAAGTGTCTAATTGAACTCCTGTTTTGGAATTGGGTTGTTCCGCAAGCAGATAATAGTAGAGATAATTGCCTCTGGTAAAGGCTATTGGCAAAACGTACTTCATTCGGTCGCCTGCTGGGTTATCTTTCTTGTTCAATTGGAACGGCTTATAGATTGCTCCGGCTTCGTCCACGCCTTCCTTGCCTGTTCCTTGTGAAAATCTCTTGTCTCTGAATGCCAGGGCGGCGTTCAGTTCTTTGCTTTCGTCAATATTGACTTTGCCTTTCACGAAATCGGATAAACTCATAGAAAACTCCTAAAATGTTTATGTTATTTAGGACGATTGGTCTTTAACTATATTGAGCAATAAATCCCTAGCGGCTTGCCGCAAAGAACATATTGGATTTTGCGTTCCATAAAAACGCGACTAGGGCGGGTAACGCCCAATGTGATGCCGCCTGAGATTTCTCGTTAGAGACATCTATGAATGCGGAAGCCCACGCGCCTCGACACTGGGCGTTTCACTTAACCTAATGCTGCACCGAAACCTAAAACCTATAACAGTGGTTTTATAGATTTTGCCATCGCTGTCCGTGAAAGACACGTATTCAGGCATATCAGCCCGCCAAATTTTCAGCCACGGCTATGCTATTGTCAACCATTCTGTCTACGTCCAGGTCGAATCTGTATTTGAAATGATCCGATTTCAATGACCCATGAAGATTTATCTGCTTGAAATCGGTGCATCTGGTCAGTGCCACATACATCAAACCGCTCAAATCCAAAGCGAATTTCGGAACATAAATTCCTATTGTTTTCGGAGCTGTTATCGTCATGCCCTGAGTCTTGTGATACGTGAATGCGTAAGCTGGCTGCAAAGCAGGGTATATCAAAGAAAAATAATCGGCCGTGGCTTTGTGAAAAGGCCTGGTGTTTGCCAAAACAGGGAAGGTTTTGCCTTTATAATGAAGAACGTCGTTGTATTCCCATTCAATCTTTGACTGGCCGAATACGTTTTCTTTCTGACGTGGCATAGGATGTCCGCCTTTGGCGTTTTTCAGATCGCACAAATGACCATTTGCCAAAAGCACGTTACGCACGGTTTGATTTTTCAAACACATCACAGTTCCGCTTTCTGGGACTTCCACTGTAAATCTGGCGAAAGTAGATCTATAATGCTCTCTTATAGCTTTGCGTACAGCCGTTTCATTGGGGTCTACGCCTTTAAGAAAAGGCACTTTATCTACCATTTCCTCAAGATTTCCTATGATGCTAATGTCTGGGTGAAATTTGACGCTTTTTGAATTTTGCAACCATTCTCTGTTCGCCTGGTCTTTTTCAGCGTTAGTGTAATATATACGCACGTCTTCTCTTTTAAACGGACTGTAATTGTCCGTGAAATATCTATTGAGGAAATTCAGATTCTTGGTCTGGTCAATGCCTTTCACCAAGTCTCTCAAAGCGGTCAGCATGGCGGCGTCTTTCTGCCGAACAACCTCGTTGATTTCATAATGCACGGTGTCCGGTGGCAATACTCCATAGCAATATCCTTTGTTTTTCTCATTGGTGACAACCGGGGCAATCTGGTATTTGTCTCCGACCAATATAATTTTCTCAAATTTGAACAATTTGAGCATCATTTCAAGCATTCGCCTTGGAACCATTGAACTTTCGTCAATAACAAGCACATAATTGTGTTTTTGCTTTATGCAGGTCATTTCCAAAGCCTTATAAAAACTGTCTTCATCGTCATCGTCAATAGTCTCCAAATAATCTTGGTATTTGAAACAACTCAGATTATGCTGTTTCTCGGAAAGATGGCGGACATTCAGAATCCAGTCAAGTTTTTGGGCAGTGAGAAACTCACGGAATTCTTTTATTTTCAAAGCCTTGCTAATATCTTTAGGCATTTCCGTAAGCAGTTTATGCAATGTTTTTCCACCGGTATGCAAAGCGGCAGCCACGCCCGTATAAGAGCATACCTGAACCTTCATCTGACACAGATTGCAATATTCCCTAATCAACTGCGTTTTGCCCGTGCCCGCCGAACCCAATATATTAGTAACATACACATTGTCCAATAGCAAATTGGCGAGGATTTCTTTCTGCTCTCTGGTTAGATATTCTGGTATTTTGTAACTTGCCATATGCTTAATGTAAGCGGCAACGTCAAAAAACAAGCTGCCAATCAGCAAACATTCACAACGGCTTCGTGAGTGCCTAGGAAATCGATTTCCACTGATTTCTTGTTCACAATGACTTTGGGAATGCTTTTCGGATCCATACCAGCAAAACCGTGCTTCTGGGCAACGTCGTTCAAATCAATCATCATATCCTGCTTGGATATGCCGCTTTCATATATCACATTGAACTTGCTGTCTATAAGCTTCACCGGGTTTCCTTCCGTGATTATGGCAAGGACGTTTTCCTCGTCAAGGTAATTGACTTTCTTTACTTTGCCCTCGGAAAGGACTAATGTTACGCTAATGGCGTTGTTTGTCATATGCTTATACAGTAAATTTCAAGCCAATTTCTTAAATAACATTATGAACATCATTTACAAAGTTATCACGGACAACCGGGTTTCATATTTTGACTCCTCCATAAAAAGTTCACCTGATATTAACATAACGCAACACGTCAAAAAATCAACTACTTTTTTGTAAAAATAAAAAGGCCCCAGTTTCCTAGAGCCTTGACATTCACAATGTCATCAAATTAAGGATTTACCACTTGCGTGAGAATTGGTATTCCACCGCCGTCACGAAGCAATTTCTTAGCATTGGCAAAGTAAATGGTGGAGTAGAACAAGTCTGCCCCAAGATTGTTCACGCACCAGCCGTAGCGATTCATAACGCCTATGCGTTTCCCGAAATTGCTCTGATGCAGTGCCTCAAACTCCATGTTGATTTTGTAAGGGCAGTAAATCAAGCCGCTTTCAGCAAGGTCAGAGCCTTTGTAGGCAACAATGGCAACGTCATCTCTAGCCTGTGAATCAACATATACCTTTATGGTGCCATTCAGGGTTCCAATCTCAGGAACGCCTGAATCAGGATTTACGTTCACGTCAACGCCACGGAATTGAGGACCGCTGTTGTGAAGTATGGTGGCTATGCTTGGGCTAACCACGGCTATGTTGCCTGCGCCAGCGTGGTTTCTCATAAGCAAGTCATAAGAAGCGCAAACTAAGCTGTTGGCTATTTCGCCATATTTTTGCTGCGGCCACAATCCGCCGACCTTTGTACAGTCGACGTAATAGGTAAAGTAGTCAGAACAGCCGTATTCAGCTACCCAATCAGGTCTCGTGACAGCGGTTGGGCTGCCTTTACGGAAAGCCAAATTCCTCACACGGGCAAGCGTTTCACGCTCTATGTCCAGGACAAGGTTCTTTTTAAGGGCTTTCATCATTATAGGCATTATATTCAAGCCGTTGCTTGTCGAATCCTGTAAGAACTCAACGCTGAACGAAGCACCTACTTTCCTGGACTGCGCCGTGACACTCTGTCTCTCAACAGATATGCTGAGTTCTGGCCATCTGAATTCGCCTTGGTCGCCAATTCCCCATTGCTCGGCCACAGCCGCCTTTGCCGCGAAGCCAGCCTTGCCTGCTCCACCGCCGCCCAATCTACCAGACAAGTCATACCAACGGCCGGTCTCGCCGTTAGGCCCGACTACGCCGTCAACCATGAACTCACGGTTGCCGCTAACGCTGTTCTGCCTGCCGGTCACGCCAGCCATTTCGGCCGTATTATTGAAATTGGCTTCTGGCCAGGTTGCGGGATTGGTGGGATCCACCACGTGACGGATTTTCATCACGTAGGCCGAACCATTCGCACGATCAATGGCCTGAGTGTTGCACAAAACGTGGGTGAAAGGCTGCGGGCCTGCGGTACGCATCAGATTCAAAGCCATGAACGGGAATTGCGCTTCCAATTCGCCATAGGACTTGATTGTGCCGTCACTGTAAGGGCTGTTGTAGCCTGTGTTTACCAAACCGGAAGTCTGATAGGCTTCGGTAAGGGCTTCGTATGTCATGGAAGCGGGCACGCCTTCCATCTGATTAGCAAGCAAAATGCCCATATTCTCGCGCAAGACAGGATCCAAATGCTTGTATTCCTCTTGAAGCGAATCTATGTATTTTCGCTGAGCCGGTGATATTTGTTGTAGTTGTTCCATCTAAAACCTCGGTTAAAGTGTTATGTCTTTATTTACCGCGGCGTTTTTATGGCAAAAAGCACCCCTCAATACATGACGGTGGTTTTATGGACAAAAGAAAACCGCTGCCAAGCAAATGACAGCGGCGTGTTGAAAGCGTTTGATTATCGTAAAGATCTTTTCAGAACATTGCCGAATTGCTTGATGTCTCCAATGACATCGGATTCATTGATTTGCGCATAGCCTTCTTCCGGGGCTGGACGATCATCTTCCTGAGTTATACCCAAGCCTGGCTCAAGAAACATTTCCTCAATCTGCCTAGACCTTTCCAAATCCTTTTTCTCGTCAAGGCTCAAGCCATTGGAAGCAGGAGAACCTATCGGGCCTTTAACTGACTCGTCTATTTTACCAGATTCGGCCAACGAAATATCATAAGCCTCGCTCATCGCTTTCACGGCAGTCAAAGCCGCTTCAAAATCAGCTCCCTCGGTTATTTGCTCCGCCTTTGTCTTTAAAATCTCAGGCATGCCTGCGCAATTTTCGGCTATAATCTGCTTTTTAGCCAATAAATCAGCATTCTTTCTCAATTCCTCGGACTTTTTCTGCTCAAGGGCCAAGGATTCCTGCAATTTCACAATCTGCTCCTCTTTTTCCTGCAACAATTTATGGCCCTGCGTGTCTGGCCCCACGAATTTGGTTTCCAAAGCTTCGATGATGGCAGCCAAAGCATCGTTGCTGACCTTGCTGGAAACGAAATTCTTAATCTCGCTTGCTGAAACATGTTCTTCGAGGAATTGAGTGATTAACGGATTCAGGCTGGTAACGATATTGGACTCAAGGAGTTCCAACTGCTCGGTGGCGCTTTGGCTCAATTCGCTCTTATACACAGACAATGTTTCGCTCAATTGCTGGTTGAAGGCATCCTCGGTGATCGCAAGAGCCTCATTTATCTTTTCTTGGGCTTCCTTTAGGGCCTGGGCTTTAAATTCCTTTTCTTTCTCCATAAGCATAACTGCCATATCTCTGTCGAATTCCTCTTTAATAGTCTTGATTTTAAGGGTGGCTCTTTCCTCGGCTTCTTCCTCGCACTGCTTTCGGATTTCCGCTTTGGCGTTTTCCAAGTCGGTCAGATATTTTTCCTTGGTGAGGTTGGCCTTGCCTTCCGCCAATTTAGCAGCCTCTTTCTTGATTAGAGCGTCATTTACAGCGTCGACCTTTTTCTTGTAGTCGGCGCATTCGGCCGCGCACTTGGCTTCGCATTCCTTGACGTATCTGTCAACGATTTCCGCCACACCGGTTGCTTCTTTTTCCCCAACGCCATCTTTCAAAAGCGATTCCTTGAGGTCTTTTGCGTATTTGGACTGAGCCATGATAAGTTCTCCGTAATTAAAATATTCTACTATCTATTTACGGAGCCGATTTCCTAATTTCCCGATTTTTCAAGTTTTTTAGATTTCAGCCATTCCAGCCATCTCACCTCTATGGCGTTCAGGGAAGCCATAAGAGCTTCCATGTCGTCCGGATTGTTTGCCTTGGCAAGCACCGTGTCAATCACGGGAGGCTTTATCTTGGGCTTTTGCAAGGGTTTAAGGTGTCCCAGGGTAGTCCAGCACTCATAATCGGTGAATTTCACCTTGCAGCAGAACCTGTCTATGGGGATTTTCCAATATTCCAATTCCGTGATAACGCATAAGGCTTTGTCATATTTTTTGAGGGCATCCGGCATAAAAGTGTTCACCCCCTGATGGCAGTATATGCACTTTTCGCCAACCCAATGAGTTTCAGGGAACTCAGAAAATGAGCCATAAGTAATAATCAATTCGCTCATTTCACAAAATCTCCATTTCGGCATTTGTTATAGCCGTTCTAATGATAGGGGTTCCGCCTCTTATTATCATCACGCCGTTTTCGGATTCTATGATTAAATCGTCTATTTCAGGTTCCATAGAGGTAATCATTTTGATAGATTTCATTTTCACCCACCTCAAATTCTGGTCTTCGCCTTTTTTCCATTTGAAAATGCCTAAATCAGTCATCTTAGCAATCTTCAATAAAATGTCACGTTGTATCTGTCGCATAATTACATAGTAAAATTTTTCCTTTAATTGTAAGCTCAAAAATTGCTGAAATTTAAAATAATAATATGGCGATGATTAGTCAAAAAGAGATTTGCAGGTTTTGCGGGCAGTCCGTGCCACCGGGCAAATGCTCTATGTCCCCGACAACGTTCCACGAATACATAGCCGATTGGAGCAAATGCGAATTCTGTCTGCGTAACGTGTATGGCAACTCCTGCACCCATTCGGCTAAAGGCAAGCACAGGCACGGCCACGGGAACAAAAAATGCCGCTGGTGCGGCTCTACTTCTATTGGAAAGGGCTGTCCCTTTTCCCCGACAGGTCATCATGAAAAATAAACAATTAGGAGATTAAAATGATAGAAGCATTTCAGGGAACGGATATGGCAGCTGCCAAAGCCATACAAAACAAAAGAGAATTGATTATTCAGCAGGTCTGCGTAGCTTGCTCACTGCCTGGCAACACAGAAGCCGATTGGTTGGCAAGGAACAAAGCCGTGGCAGACATTAACGCTAGGGCGTAGTCTTGAGCAAATCAAAGACTTGCTCAAGACTCAACATCTTGGTCTTATAATCGGTTAACTCCTTGCGATCAAAGGAATTATATTTTTCAAGCATGGCTTTATATTTCGGAATCATGCAAACGCTATCATAAGTGCTATAATTGTCTCTTTTTAAAAGATTAAATCTATCCAAATCATTTATAAAAAAATCACAATAATCAGCGTACTTGCTTTCTGAACCATAATAGAATCCAGGAAACATGAAATCGCGCGGATTCATATCCAACAAATTGTCACGATTTTTTCCCCAAGTAATAGCAATGGAAGTGTACATGTTCAAAACGTCCAACACAAATTCACATTCTTCAGTCGGTAATACATCATCTTCAATAAAACTAGCAAGCACATCTTCATAATGAAACACAAATCCTTTTTTAAGTATTTTTATACAGTTGTCATAATATGTCCCGCCATTGCTAAATTTGTTTAAAATTTCCAATTGAGTAATCAGAAACAATCTCTCTTTTTCCGTAAAATTTAATTCTTCCATGTTTGTATAATAAATTTCAACTTTAAAGCTAAAATTCTTATGATATTTATTATATTATAAAACATGAGTGAAACAGATAGTGACATAGAGAAAATGTACATAGTGCTATCCAGGGCATTGCATACGTTTAATAATCTGGGTATGAGAGCGTTGATGGAAGCGTTTTCTCCTAATGGAATACTGTTTGAAGATGGTCAAACAGCTGGTGATATGTTTGCCAAAATAGACGAAGATATAGAATTAATGGAAACTTTGATTAAAGCTACCAAAGCTAAACATCCCATAGTAGCGGATCATCTATCTAAAGATTACGTAGCTCAAATAGATACTTATGTAGTAGCGGCTAACAGAAACATACAAATGCTAATTGAGAAAAACAAATGGATTGATGAAGATGGACAAAAATACAAAAGAAAATATGCAGAATTAATGGATTTAGTCAAATCGTTTTACAATTTGTTAGTTTCTGGTTTTGGAGAAGAAACTGAAAAAATAATTCCAAAAACCAAAAATGTTTTAGGCGTTCTTTTATATCCAAAAGCTAAAGCCGATTCTGACACCAAAGGAGCGTTATTAACTCCTGAGCAATGGCATAAAGGGTTTATGCCACCAAATCCTACAACATCTGAAAAGATAGGAAAAGCTCTTAACGAAATGATTATCGACAAACCCGATTAAAACATTTCTTTCCAAGTCTCAACCTGTGACAACATTTTATTGGCGAAAGGAAGTTTGTTAATTAAAACCATTTCTATACTGAAACTAACAATCAATTGATTCTGCAACAATTTAATCTTAGGCTTGACATCAATACCATAAATCGTTTTATTCAAATGAACGCACGGCTCGGCCTCATTGAAGAAACTGTCCCTGTCGCCAATCCTGTAAATTATATCTCCTGCGAACAATACCCTTAAATCAATGTTCAGAATATAGTTTTGGAAAGCTTTCCATAAATCAAATGGAATGCTGTTTCCATTATCCTGCCAATAACCATCAATTAAATAAAAGGAATTTCTTTGAAGATAACTAGCGAACTCCTGCTCATTGTCTTGCAGCCCTTTGGCTGCTAAATTCACGGCTAATTGGGATATAACGTCAGAAAACAGGCTTTGCTTGGCAAATTTCTCAAACGCTTCGTTAATCGGCTTGAAATCTGCCCAATTCCATTTGTTCCCACCTTCTTCAATGGTCAAATCAGACGGGGTAACGTAGTGATACAATGCGTGTGGCTCTATTCTGGGGCAGGCATCGGCGTAATATGTCTCTCCAACGTCATCATCCGTTATTTTGAGCATTCCGGGGTCGCTTGGGCCTGCGAAGTCCATTATTGCGTAATCCTCAATGGCCCGTGAAGCTGGTATCAGGGATTTGGCGTAGTTGAGATATGGGAGGGGATAAGTCATCTATTATGAATTTTACGTAGTCTATCTTCTATAGATGTGCGGTCTCGTAGCACTTTTTCCCATCCGTGTTTTTCAACACTTTTCACAGTGCTTTTCCAACAACTAGAACTTCCGTGAGACCATATCTCCATACACAGTTTGCTAACAGCTTGCCACATATCAGAATAACTAGGGTTGGTTCTCACAACCCAATCGGCAAAAGCTTTACCCAAACAAGGAGCATAATCATCAATATTTGACCAAGGCTCTTTTAAATCATTCAACGGACTCCAATTTTTAGGAAACATTTTGTCACAATCTTCTTGGGAAGCGTTTTCGTATAATGCTATAGCCATAAAATCATTGCAAAAGTCTGTAACATTATTATAGGATTCTTTCATTACTGGAGCCGCGGTTGGGTTAGGAACAGGTGGTTGTTCGGATTTTAACGATCTAAGTTCTAATTTTGTTTTTGGAGGGACGTATCCTTTCTGACTTGTTAATAATTTTAGTTTTAAAGTTTGTTCGCAAACTTTTCTAAGTAATAATAGATTATCTTTAACCCATTGCTTTATGCACTCAATTTCCCAGGTTGCCAGACCAAAAGTATTGTCCGGTTTTGTTTTGGGAAAATAAGGATTATCTGTTATTAACAATTCCACACCATTTTCACTATTAGTATTGTTTTTAGGACATACTTTAAGATAGTATATACTATGATTTAAAGGATTACCCGTGTCATTAACCCATACCATAGTAGGTAATTTGGATTGACCAACTTTAAAATTAGATTGTTCTAATACTTTTTCCATAATATTATTTACGGTAAATCGAAAAAATCCACAGTTTCTTCTCCAATTCTAAAAAGTAACCTTTTATTGTCTACAACCCATTTTTTTAATACATTCAAATCTTCTTCGGTAAGATTATGAGGGATATGCTTATGCGAATCCGGTATATACGGATCATCACATATCATTAAAGGTATCAATTTCAATTCTTTCTCGGCCCATATTTTGATATTTTTGTCATCCGCAAACTTAATTCTAGGATGGTTTGTCCGTGGCTGTTTACAACCATTTTCCACCCATATTATAAGTGGAAAATCTTCACTAAGATTTCCCCACGTCATTTCAGAATAATTCCCACAATAAGTCCCAACATTCCCATAGCTTTCTTCCACTATGGTTTCGGTTATTTCTTTGCTTATTAACTCGTCATAGAATGCTGTAGAAGGCTTAGAACCTTCGCCTATGCTTAATAACAATTCTTTATTCTTTTTTACCCATTCTTTTAAAGTGTTTAATTCTGTCTGTGTCAAATTGTGTTTTATATGCTTGTGTTTGTTTGGAATATATGGTTTGTCGCATATTATCAATGGAATATTATGTAAGACGGGAAAACCTTTCACTATCTTAGTAGGATGCTCGCCTAAAGATTTTGGTTTTTTATCTCTTGCGAATTTGATTCTTGGCAAATTATTTCTTGGTTGCTGTCCGCTACATTCAATCCAAATTACACACGGTAATCCCAATGGCTGTGGCTGTTGCCATACCATTTCCGAAGGATACCCGTTATACATCCCTTCGCAAAGCAAATCATCATTGAACGTCTCTGTTATTTCCATATCCATAATATAATCAATATTTGTAAAATCCTAGCTAGTTTTCCTCAGAAACCCGTTTTTTCCTGCTGTACCTAGTCTTCATAGGCACGGCTCGCGTCTTCAAGCGGCGACCATTCTCGGTCTGCTTGCAAAACTCAGCCCTGAAAGCCGTTCTGGGATTATATATGATTTTCTTTGCCATAATGACAATATAAGCAAAATCCAACAAATTACAGCTTAAATTTAGAAAAATTATATTATATTACCATTATGGAAGTCGAAATCGTCATAGACCATAGATACAGAAAGAAAAACGCATTGTCTTTATACAATGAGGAACGTCTATTCGGCAAAACCTTTTATGGGGTGGTAATGGTCAAAATGGACGAGGAAGGCATACTGTTCAAAACCTACAAAGGCACTTCCACATTATTGCTGAAAGCAAAAAACGCTTGGTGGAAAAAAGGCAATCTTTACCTATCATTCGACCAAGAGGAAATAGACAAATTCAAGGAAAAGTTCATCTTCCTCAAAAAAGAAGTCCATTCGGAGCAGGAATTCATAGATGACATAAAAAATACCTTGGAAATAATGACAGGTATAAAATTTACGCTGGATACCCACGGCATTGTGAAAAAATCCAAAGGCAAGAACATGGACAGGGTATTCGTAGGCTATTCAATCTTGGATTTGGGAGAGAAAGCCGACCTAGTTATGACAACTATTAGAAAAATGTATAGAAAAGGAGAAATAGAACGTGATTTGGCTTTGAAGGCATTTAGAATTGGAATGGAGAAATCAGCTTAAATTAGTCAAATAATGACTATATTAAATAATAAAGAGGTAATTTATGAAAGAACTGAAAGATTATATGGAGCCGCTTATGGAAGAATCCAAGAAGCGATTTAAAGAAAGTGTTGAAGAACGTTTTAAAGAAATAGACGAACAGGTGAAAGAAAACGCCGCTTTGTCTTTTAAAAAAGCATTTCCCAACGCTGGGAAATTCATAAATCTGAACATTATGGCCATTTCTTTACGCAAGGCAATGCGTTGCTTTAATGAATTGCGCGGTTTGATAATGCAACCAAATTATACGAAACAAACAAACGAATCAGTTAGAATGGTGAATTTGTCCGATTATTCCGAAAAAATTGAAGAAATGAAACAGCATATGGAATCTGTGAAATCCTATGTCATTGACAATGAAACTGTTGAAGGAATAAAAAATCCCTCAGAACAAACTATGACTGATCTTGACGAAAATTTAGAATCCACTGATAGATACGTCGGTTTAGACAACGTAACTGTCAGATCTATGTTTAAAGGTTTAAAAACTGGAACGATTAATTTTCAAGATTTAGCGGAATTTGAGAAAATATTCAAAACTCTATACCTAGAATTATGTTCCTGTGTATTGGCTTATTATAACACGGTGATCATTGCCATTGGGGACAAAGCTGACTATGAGCATTCCAATCAATATCTTATTGATTATTTTCAACAAAAAGGAATCAAAGACGGAACATCTAACTATTCTTTAATTCCAGCTACCAAGAACATATTCGGTGAATTAATTCACAAAAAGGCTACTGGAGCAACAACGTCTACAACCGATTTCATAACCCGCTTGGATTTCAACACCGAGATAGCCAAACGACAAGCCAAGAACAAATTGTTGCAGAATGGACAATAAAAAAGCCAGCCGTTCAAGGGCTGGCTTTTAAAATTAAATCAAATAAGAGTTATGACATTATGGAGTTCGTTATATGCTTTTACAGCTGTTTCTATTTTATCTTTATATTGAGGATTCTCTTGGGCAAAAGCCTTTAAAGCGTAGACATAACCTTTACCTGTCATAAAAGTAGCCAACTCTTTTATTTTAGCGCGGTTATCACTTTCGTTTAATTCGCTCTCACCGCCAACCACCTTCAACGCCGTTTCCATAAGCACGTCGTAGTCGCAGAAATCAGGGTTTGCCTTGCAAGACTCGGCCAGCATTGACTCATACAATTTCTCGCCATTGGCTTCGGCCAAAGCCTTTTTAAGGTTTTTTATCCTTTGCTCGAAATCCAAAGCCTCGTTTATCAATGCGTCAGGCGGCAACACTATGAAAGCCGAGCCATTCTCGTGTTCGTGCAAGAAAGCCTTGGTTTTGCCATCGTTGAAATGTCTATCCACATCTTCCAACTTGAAATAACCCTCTTTCAGTTTCTTGGCTATTTCGCTTTGCAAGAATGGGAATGTTTCAACAGGGAATAATAAATGCTTGCACAATCCCCAGTTAGCCTTGTCTGTTTTGCTGCCGGAAGGATTCAATAATTGCCTATTGGCACCCTTTGGGCCAGCATTTTGGTAAAGGAAATTCGGGCAGGAGCAGAATGGAGCAATATCGCCACGAACGACCTCGGTTGCCAATTTCGAGTAATCGGTTTCCCCGTTGGCTATTCTCCGAAGCACGTCTGGAAGTTTGAACGGGAACAAGGACAATTTATAATCTCCGCCACCGCTATTGGATTTCATAGTGGTTCTAAGCATTCCGTCAGGCTCTATTTTCCATTTGTTGCTGTTGTACATAGATTGGGAAGTTGCCCTGGCAGCATTGTCACCAAACGCTTTCTTGGAATATTCGGAAGCTGTGGTTTCGTCCAAAGGCTTCTTCTCGTCTTTGCCTGTCCAAACGGACATTTTCTCGCTTAGAGTTTTCGGCCCGTCATTAGGGTTTTTTGGCTCTTTGACTTTGAATTCGGATTCCTTGGCAAGACGCTTGTTCATAGCGTCTTTCAGTTTTTCGAATGGATCATCAGACATAAAATCCCCGATTAAAGTGTTAAACTAATGTTATTTAGGATAATTTCTGAAAAATCCTTGAAATCACTTAGGATTTTGATGAATTCGCAGCAAAACCTCATAATCCAAGGAATCTGTATGGTCATTAATCTGAATACCAGTGCTTTTGACAACGGCGCATATGCTTTCTATCAAATCAACCGTGCTGGTTCTTGGAAACAAAGAATTCTCCGCGAAAGTTGACGTTGAGCAACGTCTTCCTCCCGCATTTTTCACACTCGGCCTGAATTTTGGAAGACACGCCCCAGCCAACAACCACGTCATTCAAGTATGCCTCCATTTCATTGTAATCATTAACCGGCAGCGAATTCAGGAAATCCAGCGCTTCCATAGTGGCCCCAGGCAATTTCCGGCCGTCATATTCCTCCATTAAGATAGCCATATAAGCCATTTCCAGAAAAGCTGATTTCTCGGCTTCGTTTTTGACAATGCCTTGGGCTTGAATATTTTCCCAGAATTTGATTATCTGGTAATGAAGCCTGAACGTTTCCATTCTGAAGGTAGCTGATTTGCCGCTTTTCAGGGTTATTCTGTTTCCCGTCAGTTTCAGGGAATCGTCCGGCTTGAATATCTTGAAATCTCCTATGCTTATTTTCATGGTGTTCTGCATTTCACAGTCGCAGTTCCAGGTAACTTCGTAAAGCGTATTTAGGAACGAATGGAATCTTAGCCAGAATATAAGCCATTTTCTTTCCTGGTATAGCAAATCCTCCAACTGAACGCCATGCACGTGGTTTCTGATGCAGGAATCTATAATATCGGCTGAATTGGCGTCGTTTATATGGGACAGAACTTTCCTGTCGAATATTTTCAAGGGGGTTCCTCTCAGTTTGTAGAATTTTGTCCCGGATGGGTTGTCCCGTATTTCCACCCATCCGCCTTGGTCTTGCTCTCTGCGGCGTTCAAATTCTTCCTGCTCTTTCTGGGCTACGTTTTCATTATCGACCAGTTCAAATTCTGGATCTTCGTCTTCAACTATTTGACGTTGTCTTGGCATAAAATCTCCTTGTTCTCATTATTTATTGTAAATTTCAGCTTAAAAATTGAACATTCTTATTATATTAATAGTATGGACAATGCCAAAGAATTGTTTTTGAATGAGTGGAAAGGCAAATTGAATGAGTTGCTTGCTGAAGACGGTGTTTTGATTAACGATGACCATTGTCATATACTGGATTGTTTATATGAAGAAGTGAAAACCAATAACGATTTGAGTTATATGGAAGGCGGCATAGATACGGAATATGCTGAACAATTAGCGAAAGCGTTGAAAATGTCATACGAAGAATCTTTTAGATTCGTTCATAATTTTATAGATTATTTGTTAATGGAATTTTTACAGGGGAATTTTTAATGTTAACTTTGCAAGAAAGATTAGAAGGCTATAAATCATTTAGCGATTTAGAAACCGTTATACAAGAAATAGGCGAATGCTATGAACGATTAGCCAAGTTGCTTTTGCCTTCGGATTCTGTATCTGAACAATCTATTCCGTATTCTTGGCCTGTGGACAATGAGGATATTAAAGACGAATTTAATAAGTTGGCTAAATTCGTGAATTTATTGAATTCTTATATAGAACATATAAAAGACGGTAAGATGCCCGATAACGATAGAATAAACGCTATAAAAAGAATTGCTGTTAGAGCTAAAATAATAGTCAAGAAAGTAAACGAACGCTATGTAAGCAAGGATGCTTTGAAGATTCTTGGAGCTGAAGTCTGCGAAACAATCCGTAAGAATAATAACCAAAATTACGAAGAATTCAAGGCATCTCTGCTGGAAATAGATAAATTGCTAGGAATAGATGATTTCAAACAATTATTGAGCGTAACCTAAATTATTCTAGCCAATATTCTTTTCCGTTAAATAACCCTATGGGAATGTTCATACGGGATGAAAGGGTATACAAGGCGCAGGCCGAGGCCAATCTCATAACCATTGATTTCCATAACATTGAGACAGGCAGGCTGGCCAACAAACGATACGGCGGCCAAACCGACACCACGCCCATCTGGAGCGTGAAAGGGATAATGAGCAGGAAACTTAAATTAAATTTAAACGCTTCCTGGTCAGAAGCATCTTTTCCTTTTGGTATGCCTGGAAAATTGGGTAGTGTTCAAGATTTTGTTGCAGACACCGGTGGAAAGTTTGCCAGTGCTTCAGGTAATCAAGAAGACGCTTATATGGCAGGGCCGTTTTCTTCACAAAAATATAAAGGCATTGGGCATATAAAATTCGATTTGGCTTTTACTACTTACGCTGATCAAGAAAGTATATTAGGCTTCGACATTGGTTTAAGCAAGCCGTTGGAAGCGTTGTTTTGGCTTATGATGTGCCAATTGCCAAAGGAGGGTCGAGGTGATGTGGAACGAATGGGAAAAGAAATGACAGGAATGATGAAGAACTTCGCTTCTGGAGCAAATCAACTCAAAAACTTTGCAGGTGAAATTATTTCAGGCAAGAAAAGCGTCACAGAATTATTAGATCCGAAATTAGCAGACAAAGCTATGGCTACGTTAAACGCCAATCCTGGCAATTGGATAACTTTGATTACTTTAGGTAATGTGTTTAAAGGATGGTTTGTAATAGAAAATATGTCGGCTGAATGTTCTTTGGAAAAAGATTATAAAGGAAACCCTTTGCGTATTGATTATGAACTATCTGTTAAAAGTTATATGATTCCTGACAAAGCAGCCATTGTTGGTGGCAAAAAGGAAATAGGAGAATACAACGGGCCTGATAAGCATTTATTTGAAGGTGGTCAGCCTTCAGGCGTTTCAGAATATTCCAAAATGTACATAATTGACGGCGGCATGATTGCCGCCGATAAAAGAGAACAAATGAAAGGATAATTTACTTAAACTACCTAATATTTACTAATTTTACCGCTTTGAGAACTATAATGGGCTATCTGAGAACCTTTTTCTCCATATACTGTAATAAAACCTTTATTTTCAATACATACGGAATGTTCAGTAAAACTGTGCAACCGGGCTTCATGCCCAATGCTTATCTTAAACAATTCTTTAAGATCATAACCATAAGTTAACACAGTAGGACCTCTTTGTACAGCTAACATGATAGACATATTTACTCCGTTGTTACCTTTCGTGTTTTCCATGTGGGCTACTGCTACAATCACCTCTCATAGTACTACCACAATAAATACATTTATCTTGTCCATGACCATGCGTATGTTTTTTAGTAGGACTATCGCTACACTGACCATACAAACCACTACCGCAAAAAACACATTTGTCAGGCCCCTCGTTATGTTCATGAAATCCGTGTGGACTATCACTACATTTCCCATATAAACTACTTCCACAAAATCTGCAAGATGACACATTAACTCCTGTTTTGTCAGCGTTTGGTTATTTGTCTTGTCAAAATACGTGCTGACGAATCGGATTTTGACAAGATTTCTTCTGAAATAAATTTGTTTAAGACGAATTTTGTTTATCATTATTGTTTTGTGGTTTATTTTCTAATAATTTTTGAATAAACATCTGATACACCTTAGCTCTTCCTAAAAGTTTTTTATTATTTGAATTTTCACAATAATTAATAAAATCAAGAACTACTTTTGAAAGATCCTTTATTGATTGTATTAAGAACTCGTCGTTTTCATTATAAATATTAATTTTATTTTTAATATATTTATGTATGATGATTATTGGCATATTTAAAAAATTATCGTCTTTGTCTGTTAAATTAATTTGC